TACCCCATTACCTCGGGCTGAACCCATATCTGAGTTCCATCCAAACATTTTATCCTCAGTTGGACAATAATCTAAATAAGGTTCGCTATAATTGTTACTAGTAGGGCTATTATGTACTCTAAAAGTAGCAAAATATTGACCTGGGGTTGGGGCTTCATAGTTTGTCCAATATCCACTTTCAGATAACCAAGTAGCACATTGAGTTCCATCATCAAAAGGTGTTAAACCATCTCTAGCTGGTAGGGTATTTACTCTTGTAACAAAAGCTCCTTCTGTAGTATCCACTGAAGCCCAAAATCTTACACTACCTGAATTATGTGGGTAAGGGGGAGTATCACCTTTAGCAGGCCAATCTGATGTTGGGACATCTTTACCAATAACATATCTACTATCTTCATCAGGTCCCATCCACCAAACTTTACCTCCATAATTTAAATCGTATCGTTCTGGAGAAGTTGGGGTGCCAACCCAAATACTACCTGTTTTTGTAGTACCTGAAGGAGCAGCTCCAGCCCCTCCATATGTAAATTGTCTTGAAGTTGCCATTTAAAAATATATTTTATTATAAATATTAAAAGTGACTTGGACTATTAAAACTGTTTATATATATTATTGGATAAAGGGGAGTTCTTTGACATATTAAAATTTAAAAATTATGGAAATAACATCATTTATTTTAGGTGTACTTGCAGTCATTGCTATTATGATGGTTGCGATTACGTCTGTGAATTATATGGCGTTCAGAACTCTAAAAAGAGATTTTGACAATTACGTAAGCGGTACTGAAAGAGTACTTGCTGATATCTACAGAGATAATGAAAACATTCAGAATGAATTACATTCTCGAATTACAGAAACAGAACAAAACCTTGTTAGACACACCGACTCTAGAGTCGATAAATTAGAAAGCAAAATCTATTCTGATTTTGATATTAAGAGAACACAATCTCGCCAATACTAATTAAATAATCCGTCGAGAACTCCCCATTTATTTCCATATTTAACGCGATATTATGCAATATTATTGTACAACAACAGCAGGTAGTGACTTAAAAATTTTATATATTTATACACGTGAAAACACAACAGCAGATTAAAGAATATGCTACTATAGCTCATCTATACTATCTAGAGGGAACTTTTACAAAACAAGAAGTATACGACTGGATGGATGATTTTGGTTTGGATGTTGTAAAATTATTAAAAGGTAGAATTGAATTTACCTATTCCGATGATTGGTATAGAACCAAAATGACTATTTGGAAAAATGGTAAAGTAGAAGTTCAAACAGATATATAATGATAGACCCTGAAAGACTATTTAGCGCATTTTCACTCCCTGAACCTGAGGGAGAGGTCTACTTTGATATACAAAAAACCCAAGCATTCAAACTTGGTATGTTTAAAAAGATTATTTGGAATCAAAAAAACATAGAAGATCGAATGGGTAAGTTTTTAGAAATGATGCCTGAATTAGCTGAAAAGATAGATTTTGATGATGATGCAGGTGAATTTGTTACTCATACTAGAGCATGGACTTATTTAAAAGATTTTGATCTTACTACAGATCAGGGTAAAGATGCTTTAAGAATATTTTCAGATCAATATACTCTCACTGCTTGTGATCTAGCAATTTCATTTTGGGAGGATAGAGAAGCATACGAAAAGTGTGCACATATTAAAAAAATCAAAGATTCTTTAGAAGTAAACTTGATTCCCTAATTTTTCTTTATTATTTTTGAGATACAGGAGAAGAGAGAGAGAGGGAGAGAGAGGGGATGTGACGTCTCGCGACGTCTCCCGAGACGAAATAGAAATTTAATTTATATATAATGAGAAATAGAGAACTATTTAAACAAAAGCTAGCTCGTATTGATGGGAAGCTCAAATCAATTCGTGTAATGGCAACTCGTCAAGGTACTACTGTTCAAGATCTTGATAAGATCCTTGATTCTATCTATGAAGAATTAGCAGATCTAGGTACTATGGTAGAAAGAGAAGGTAAAGACGCTTACGGAAGATAATATAAAATAAAAGTTATGAAGTTGACAGCAGAACAAATCCAAGAGAATTGGAACGTATTCAACAATAATATTAAAGTATACATCACGGGAGAACGTAAACAAAAACTCCTTGATTTTTATGACCAATATGCTGAGCGTATTATGCTTATGCCTGCCGCTCATAAGAAAGAGTATCACAATGCTTTCCCTGGAGGGTATGTTGAGCATGTAAATCGTGTAGTACGTTGTGCCTTAAAACAAGCTCAATTATGGGAAGAAGAAGGATGTGATATGACTACATTCACTACCGAAGAACTTGTATTCTCTGCTATTAACCATGATTTAGGTAAAATGGGAGATGAAGAAAACGAATCATATATCCCTCAGACTGATAAATGGAGACGAGAAAAACTAGGTGAGGATTATATGTTCAATACTAAAGTACCATTTGCCTCAGTCCCAGATCGGGGATTATTTATGCTTCAGTCTCATGGTGTCCAATATTCATTTAATGAGATGTTGGCTATTCAAACTCATGATGGACTATACGATGATGCAAATAAAAAATATTTGTTCGCCTACATGCCAGAACAAAAACCAAGAACTTCCTTACCCTTTATCCTACACCAGGCTGATTTAATGGCTGCTCGTATTGAATTTGAACGCGAGTGGTTACCTAAATTAAAAGGGGACGTGACTCCCGAAAAGAAGAATTTTACATTAGATAGTAAACCTAAAACCCAATCAAAACAACAAAAGGCTTTAGGTTCAATGAAAAGTGAAGGTTTAAAAAACTTATTAGATAACTTATGATTACTGCCATTATTATTCTATCAGTTCTAGTAATTGCCCTAGGGTATACTACTTATAACCTTCTTCGTAAATTCGAAAAACAAGAAGATATCCTCGCAGGTTATCTAGATTACCTAGATAAAATCTCGCGAGTAATAGAGGTTTCAGATGAAAAACTTCAACAGATTGATGCCCGTGGTACATTTAAATCTGACGATGAAGTAGGTTTTTTCTTTCAACAAATTAAAGGGTTACAAGATATCTTAAATGACTTCCAGATAAAGAAGCTCTGATATCCTTATGGCCAAAAAAAGAAGACCTAAAAGTAAAAATTATTTTACTCAAGATACTGAAGATGCTATTGTGTTATACAATAGCACTTCTAGTACGGATGAAAAAAGTAAAATATACGAACGAAGAATTCACTATCCGTTTTTTAAATTAACGGAAAACATTATCCATACCTTTAAATTTTACTATACAGAGGTAGATGATATTGAACATTTACAACATGAAGTAATTTGTTTTTTACTATCTAAAATTCATTTATTTGACCCTTCTAAAGGAGCGAAAGCATATTCATATTTCGGTACTATTGCTAAGCGTTATTTAATTCTCCAAAACCAAAAGAACTATAAAAAACGTATTGAAAAAGCCCCTGTAGATGAATTATTTAAAGATGATACTCATACTTATAATATTTTAGACCCAGATTCAAATAAAGATCCTCTTTCTAATTTTATAGATGAATATATTCAATATTGTACTGAAAATATATTTAAATTATTTCCTAAACAACATGATGCTGAAGTAGCAGATGCAATTTTAGAATTATTTCGTAAACGAGAAGATATAGATATATTTAACAAAAAAGCTCTTTACATTTATATTCGTGAAATGGTAGATGTAAAAACTCCTAAAATTACTAAAATAGCTAATCGTTTATATGATATATTTAAAGATAATTATATATTCTATCTTGATAATGGTTATGTAGAGTTTAAATAACTTATATTTATAACAAACAAAACACTATAAATATGAGTGCTCAATTTGAAAAAATTATATTTGGTAAAAAGAAATTCTCGGATTTACTTGAGGAAATCTATACGAACCAAAAACGCCGCGAGGCACAAGTAACCGCGCTTATTTCCGAATTAAAACCAATGGTTTCTGACATTGGTGACGCTACCCTTATCGTACCCCTTATTAAAGAATACATGGAAATTGGGGTAAAAAATGATGATGCCTTAATTAAAATGGCTACTTTAGTTCAACGTGCTTTAAATTCTTCAAATGAAGATGGTAGTTTAGGTATTTCTGATGAGGAAAAAGCTCAATTACTTGAGGAAATGGAAAAACTTCAAAAAGATAAATAATGCCTGGCCCACTAAAATCCGGACAAACCCTATATAAGAATTTAGGGACTATCGTTAATAATTCTACACGCGATAATCTTAAAAGTCTTACTGGAAAAATCTTATCTGGTAGAGTACTAGATATAGATCAAAGTGGGACATCCTTAAATGGATATGCTCGAATTCAAGTTTTAGATAATGTTGAATTAGGAGGATCTAATATTTTAGTTAATGTTTTACCTTTATTTCCTAATATAAAAAATTATCCTTTAGTTAATGAAATTGTATTAGTAATG